GGTGACGTACATCCTGCGTTCACCTGCTCTTTCAGTCTGCTTTTCTTCAACATCAAACTTATCCAGAAACTCAGGTGTAGGTAAAACTCGTTCAGTCTTTGGTGTTTGTTGTTTCTTTTTTTTCATTAATATCTGATACTTTTGAAAGTTGACATACCCTGATAACCCACACAATTTTTACATTGAAACCAAAATTCTATAGTTCTTCTTTCTCTGGTTATATTCACTTGTTTCTCATAAACGCAACCACATTCATTGCATACAACCTTTTCCTGTTTAAATAATTCCTCTGGCTCAATAATTTTTGACACCAAAATACTCTAGTATCTGATTTGCTGTAGCTTTCTTTTTCGTATGACTAAAAACAATTACACCTTCCCTAAAAGCCTTTTCATATTCCTTCCTTATCTCCTGATAATCCAAACCGCCCCAACCTGCTACTCCATAAGTTGCCTTGTATATCTTTTGAAAATTACTTTCCATCAATGCTAATGCCTGATCACTTAACTCTCTAGGTTTTTTAACTTCCTTGAACTTATCAGCTATATTTCTAACAGAGGCATTTAGATATTCAATTAAATTATGTTTGTCATTTTTCATACAATGCTGAAAAACCTTTTGTAATTCATCACAGGCTCTTTCCCTGTAATCATTTTTATTTACTGATGCATCATTAATTAATCTGGCTAAAACAGTTCTATGATTTCTGACCTTGGGTGCATTGTTTTTCAAAAACTCCAGACCATGTTTCCATAACCATTGATTCGAAGTTAAAAAATTAATTTTAGTGCCTTTAACTATATTATTAGAAGATATATTAGTTAAAGGGATAATATCATCTGATAATATTATATTATCTAATATATGTTCGTAGGACACCTGTGTCGCATCCAAATCTGGTGAGGACATAGTTGTCGCATCCATTTTTAATGCAGGAATAGCATATTTATTGACCTTGTTTGGTGATCTTTCCACCTGTAAATAACCCTGCTCAACAAGATTTTTTATATGCCTTTGTACAGTCTTAGTTGATGATTGAATCTGATCTGCAATTCTATTCTGGGATGGATAAGCATAACCTAAACTATCGTTATAATGATCACATATTCGCATCAATATAGACCAATCTGTTTGGTCTTTTATCTTCTGTTTCATGCACCATGCAATCGCATTCATGCTCATTTATTTTTGTTCCTCAATCAATGTCAGCAAATCATCCAGATCAAGCACCGCCAGAGCCTTTTTATTATCGGCCTTGAGTATCAATATCTCTACATCAGTTAGCCATTTATAAATATTTTTAAATCCATCTGCTCTAGCTTTTACTTCAGCCTGCCACTTTTCTCCACCCTTTTTATTGAATATCAAATCACCTTTTATACTGGCTCCACCACTCAATGGAACCCTGATGCATTCCATATTTTCATGAGTGAGTATTTGCTTTCTTAAATTATTCTCAACCCTGTAACCTTTATCTCTGGAAAATTTACCCATTACATCCAATCCTTCAAGTTTACTTCGCCTTTAGTTAATTTATAAATTTCAATCATATGTTTGCCAGATGGTAATGATTTTTTATACAACCACTTGTTTATTGATGACTGATTTACCTTCAACAACTCAGCTAGGTCTACCTGCCGAATACCCTTCAAAACCATGTATGCCTTTAATTTCATTAATTTTACCAATTCAAAATATTCATCTTAGGCATAATTAATGCATTTTTGAAATTTATCTGTCAATGAAAAACAATTTGCAAATTTATGCCTTGTAGTATAATCTCCAAATTATTTTAATGAGGAGACAACATGGCAATATCATTTTTTGAGAAGTTGCGGATGGATAAAAAAAGTCTATCTGCTAGAAAAAAGAAACTAGGTGGCAGTGAAATAAATATCATTGCCTCTGGAAATAAAGAAAAAATTCACAATCTTTTTCTTGAAAAAACAGACCAGAGAGAACCAGATGATTTAACACTTATATGGCCTGTGATTATGGGGCATATTACTGAAACAGTTAATCTGGAATGGACTGAGCATTATTTGCAAACCACAATTAACATGAGGCAACAAGTCATTGAAGGTAACAAAAATCCTTTTATGCGGTGTACTCTTGATGGTGTAATTGAAAATTACAAAAACAAAATAGCTGTCATCGATGCCAAATTTACACTTGGCAGGCCTGTAAAAGATGAGGCATGGGGTGATGTTATTCCAAGGTTGATTAGGTACTATGCACCTCAGCTACACTGGAATGCTTACCTATTGCAGGAATATTTGGATAAACCAGTTGAGTATGGTCTACTTAGCTTTATCAGGGGCGGTGACAAACCTATATTGGAAGAAATGCAGATTGACACTGCATATCAGGAAGAACTGATAGAACTGGGTAAATACTTCATGAATTGTGTTGATTTAGGTTTTGAGCCTGATGAAATACCAACAACGACTGACTTTGTGCCACAGGCTGATCTTGTACCAGTTGATATGGAAAAGGATGAGAGGTGGCGGTCTTTTGCCCTGCAAATAATACAAACCGCAGGAGCAAACAAGATTTTTAAAGAAAGTTCTGATAAGATAAAAAAGTTAGTACCACCAAATGCTAGTGAGGCCACAGGACATGGTGTCAAAATCAAAGTACAACGTAATGGATCAAAGAGGTTAGAAATATGCAAAGACTAGGAGATAGTACATCTAATTTAATACCTAAACCAAAGCTGAATGCTGAGGTACAGGACAGTGTTAGCAATGAAAATAGATCATTGTTCCAAGCTAAGGCAATATGGATCAGGGATGCTAAAAGGTTCATTATTAAAGAATCTAAAAACCCCTTCCATAACAGTGAATATGCAAGTCTGGCATTTGTACAAAGGGTAATTGATAATGCGGTAAATTATGACCTGATTATGCAGAACACCTTTGAGTATACAGAAAATCAATGTATCTTTGTAAGTAAGTTGGTGCATTTACCAACACAGGAAATGGAGATATCAAAAATACCAATGTTGCTAACAAAGAATGATCCGCAGGCACTATCATCAGCTATAACATATTATAGAAGGTTAATATGTGCTACCATGCTCGACATTGTGACTGTAGATACAAATGATGAAAAAGAGTTTTCTGATTACCTATTCGATGATGATGATGATGGTAATTCAGCAATGGACAATAAAGATGGGGATGGCTCCAAAGGAACCTCATCAAAACCTGATCCTAAAGTCTCCTCAAAAACTAAGGGATCAGGCGAAAATAAAGAACTTCTCGAATTTGAGACTGAATTTGAGAAGATAAAATGGATGGCCGATAGATGCGGAACCTTAGATAAACTCAAGGCCATGTGGCAGGAGCAAAAGCCAAGCGATCCTAGGGCAATTGATTATATCAATAAAAGAAAAAAACAAATAGAAGGGAAATAAAATGGAACAAGAAAAGAAACTTATCAAGTATGGTGAAGATAACTTTACTGTATCAATAAATACAAATAATAAAAAAACTGAGGATTGGCATTGTGATTTTAATTGCAAAATTGTCCTCGGTGATGGGCAAGTCCTCTGGGCAAATCTTTACAAGAAAAGTGACACTTGGTTTGCAGGCAAAATAAAAGATCCTTTAAATGACAAAATCCCTTTCTAAAGCTGAAATATTTGATCAGGCAAAGGCCTTAACCACTGGTGACAGGATGAAGGCATATGGCAGTGTTGATGAAAATTTTCAAAGAACTGCCGACCTTTGGAATGCTTACCTGCAAGGAAGAGATATGTCAAAACAACCAATAGAATTATTTGAAGTTGGTATCTTTAATCAACTTCAGAAAATCTCCAGAATTGCACATGATCCTACAAATCCTGATTCTCATGTTGATAATGTGGGTTTTGGCGGTATTACAGGTGAACTGGCATTGAAGGGTAAGAGTAAATGAATATCTGCCCAAGTTGTAAAACCATGTTGAAAACAACAGAATTGTATGATGTTTATCAATGCCCTGCCTGTAAACTTACAGTCACTACCGATGATATAAAAAACATTTACAA